ACGTGCCAACGGCCAGAATCGATCGCCGGGATCATTGCGAAGCCCCGGTGTTCGATTTAGCCATAACGTCAATTATGCGTATCGGTACCATTGTGCTTCTCCTGGTGCGACAGCCGGCGCTTTTTTTGGTACCAAACTACTTTTTCTATCGAGACGATTTGGTACCATTAACTCGCCCAGGATCTTCACCTGGTTAACTGGAGTGGTACCAAAATGCTCATCAAAATCACTGATGCTGATTCTGACTTCGTTGAAAAGCTCAAATCACTTACCAGCAAGAATACCGGCGCTAAGGCCTATGCTCATGCCGCTGAGTGTTATGGCATGTACGTCACCGCTAATGCTTTGGCTGTTCTTGAGATTGATCAACTCAAGGATGAAGTATCACGCCTTAGAGCTGTTATCGAAGGTGCTCGATCTGCTGCCGCGCTTCTGCTTGAGAAAACCGGCCAGCTAGATCTGCTTGATTGATTTGGTACCACTGATTTTTCCGATCGGCGTCTCGAGGTCGTTGCCCAGGAGCGGATTTGGTACCGTTCCTTTGCTTCACCATCCCATCACTGATTACTCTGCTTTACCGCAACGGACCCATAACTCACAGCCCCTCGGTGGTCAGGTCCCGGAGGCTCGTACTTGCAGCACTCCCTCAGGCGCGTCTGATTCCAGATCCACCGCAAGCCTGGCATTCGTCGTCTTCGCCACCGCAATGCACGCAGATCCCGCTCAAGCTCATCAGCTCCTGCCCGAACCTGCGCAGAACATTATCTTGCGGCGACTCCCAAAGCTCCTCTGAGAGCGTTTCTCCGATTGCGTACATTCGTACCGATTTTGCGTCTGCCATGCTGTGTGCCCTTTTGCGATTTTGGAGCGGCGAGGGTGGGGGTGCTGTTACACCCCCACTTTCATGCGGTTCTCCGCAATTCTTCACATCACTTGCACTCGATTATCACGTCTCCGCTCTCTGTGAGCCTTGCGCAAGGTACTGATATTTCTAGGATTTTATGCACCAATTCGCTATCTCGTAGCGGCTGCTTACCCTGCTTTATCAGTAACTTATTGAATTCTATAGCTTTTTGACGAATAGCCTCCTGTTCGGCTGTCGTCAGTCTTACGTTTGTGGCCATGCCTTCACCGTTCATCAAATTTCCTCCAGATAATACATGTGTGCACGTTGACATGTATTGACGTGTGCAGTTCCACATGTGTACATTCGCGTCATATGTTACTTGTGTGCATGTGTAAGGACGTTCTGCATGATGATCGACTGGCTTTCAGTTTCACAGGAGCACGACCACGACTTGCCTGTCGTCTGCGACGTCTTCACTCTCACCATTGACGCCAACACCAATGAGGTCCTCAGCACCCGTCAACCTCGTTTTAAGCACGAGGCAAGTCATTCCACCTCAGTCACTATTCATGTGCAGGGTCGAAAAGTCCGTGTTGAGGGCAATCCAAGCAGAGTAGGGCGTCTTGACAATCTTTTCGGTTTCACATCCATCGACCAATGTATTGCCGTCTATAACGCACTTTTGCGTGAGTACGGGCTTCCTCCTTTCACCCGTTGCACTCGCGTTGAGTTGCGTCAGGGCGTCTCAGGCGCTAAGTCTGGCGATCTCGTTGCCGACGGAACAAAGATTGAACGTATTGACCTGACAACTAACTTTGCTCTTGGTAGTGGCAATGTTCTCGCTTACTTGCGTGGTGTTTCTAGCCAGCGTATAGGCCATTCCATTGGTTTTCTTTATCCAAATGGCAGGACAGTATCTTGGACTCCAAAGGGTAATGGTCAGGGCGGTCGTCTCCAGTATCGAAAGGCCTATGACAAGACATTTGAACTTGATCAGAATTTAATTCCGAAAACTAAACGCCTATATGGTGACTCCTCTCCAGAGTATGCCTATGTATTACAAGTCCGTGATTATTGCTCTGAACAAGGCGTAGTTCGATTAGAGCAGGAACTTAAAAGTGAATATCTCCAGCGTGAGCGCCTCTGTTATTGGGGCATGTTTGATGAAGGCCGTTTTGGTCAACTCCATCGAGAGTTTTTAAGAATAGACGAAAAGTTAAAGGTGACTGCAATGGACATAGCCAGTATCAGCCAGCAGCTTATTGCTGAGAACGTTGTCGATTCCCTTCGTTCTGCCCGAACAACTGCAAGCTATGCACTTGAGTGGATGCATGGTGCTCAATTTGACTTCAAGAAGCGCCAAGTTAATGAGCATGCTGCAAAGCTTAATCGTATTGGCATTAACATACGTAATGCATGTGATACCAGTCGATTTGCCCCCGTTTTTGTTCGTCAGTGTCGCGAGGTTGAAAAGTCGTCCCTGTCTGTTCCGCATTGGTATAAGCGCGCCAACCATTTGCAGGTTGCAGCATGAAGACTGTAAGCCTTCAAGGCATTCAGCTTTCACCTGGGCAACGTCGCATGTTCGATCATCAGCGTCACGTTCGTGAGTTTATGAACCCTGTCCTCGCCCAGCAAGTTACTGAAACACTCGCTGTTATCGAAGTTAGGAAAGAACAGGGCGTTAAACCTGAGAAAATCTGGTTTTTAGAGCGCCAAGAAAAAGGCACTTACTCAATGGCTGAATGGATGGGTTATTAATGCGTTTTTCTCTCTCTTTTAATGCGCCACTGGCTCTATTCTTTGTGATACTTATTGTTGTCATCTGCATTTATCTGATGGTGGATAAATAATGGACAAGTCTCAATACCAGATTCTTCGTTATTCAGTCGAGGCTGAGATTGCTAATTTTAACTCTGGCAACATTGATGATAGTGCTTTCGCTAGCTCGCTTATGCGTCTGTTTCTACAGGCTGCATCAGCTGAGCAGGTCAAGTCTCAAATAGCCAAGCGCCAGTTTCTCACGTTTCGCCGTTTACCAAATCTAATTCCGCCCAGCTGGGCATATCGCAATCCGAGCCTAAGTTCTCGGCTGCCTACACTGTAAGGGGCTCTACCATGTCCATGACACTACTTATCGAAGTAACCGGCATTCAGCGTTCTGGCGTTGCTGCCAAGTCTCAAAAGCCTTATACGATGTTTCAGGCATTCGTTCATTTGCCTCACATTCCGTATCCACAGAAGACTGACTTCTATGCCTCCACACCGGCCGAAGTTCCTCAGCCCGGTACTTACGAGTGCGATGTCATTGCCGATGTTCGTGATGGCCGTCTTGAGTTCACCTGTGATCCTCGTCAAGGTCGTCGTAAGAATATTCCGCCTCTTTCAGCCGCAATGAATAAGGCGGGTTAATAAGTGCCGACTCAGTCAGTTTTAGTATGCAGTCGTTTTTCCACTTCGTCAGAAGGCGTGACTTCGTGCGACTCTCAGACTTGGTCGGAAACTTATGTTGTAACACCTGAACAGCAAGCTCAACTTGATTTGCTTATTAACGGTGGCTTTGACACTGACGTATTCCTCCAGTTTTTCTGGGGAACCATAATGCTGTTTATCGTCGGCTTTTCTGCTGGCTTAATCATTTCTATAGTGCGAAAAATTCGCCGGAGTTAACACAATGAAACAAGCAATTGCCAAGTTCCGTTCCGTTCCATCTTTCCGTCGCGCCGTTGTTGGCATCACTGGCGCAGTCACAGCATTTATCGGCTCTGCTGCTTTCGCAGACGTTGCTGCTGATGCCAATGCTGCACTGGCTACCGCTCAGACTGGCGGTGAGAGCGTTGGTGGCACTGTTGTCGGTGTTGTCTGCGCCCTGGCCGTTGTCGGTGTCATCATCGCTCTCGTCCGTAAGGTTTAATCAGCCTTGATCTGGTCTGCGCTGGTCGGTGTTCTTATGGCCAGCGCACTGGTTTCAGGTATCCGGTGCGCTGAATATCTTTGACTTCCGCCCCGTTTACTTTCTGTTTGCGGGGCTTTTTTATGTTCATACATTATAAATTTATTAGAATTCCTTTTTATCGTCTATTTGTTTTTTCACTACTATTTTTGTTTTCTTTACCTTCTTATTCCTTTACTTGGGGCGATAATAACACCCAGCGCCCAACTCCATCTCAAGCTTGTATTGCGTTGGCTTCCACTTCATATTTAGGAGCTAATAATACATTCACTATACAGTCTATTGGTGTTACCACCTCTTCTGACGGTTCCTCTGCCTCTGGTTCATGTTCTGTCACTGTTTTGGTTGGTGATGGAACGCAAACTCGTCCATTTATATTTAATTTTATTCGATATGGTAGCTCCTGCGAATCAGGAACATATAACTCTGTTACAGGTATATGTGATGTTTCACCTGCTCAGAAGTGTATAGATGCAAAGGGTGCTGTTAGTTCTTCTTACTCTTGGACTCAATCTGGAGATACTCCTCAAGCACCTGATATAGGTGGTTGTTCTACAAGTATTTCTGGTGTTGCAATCTGTCGCGCCTCTGGCTCTGGTGCAGGTTTTACCTGCACTGCTGATGTAACTATTACAGGTGATCTCTATGAAGCCCCGGCTCCTAATCCATCCCCCGATACCGGCACTGGCTCTGGCGGTGATACTGGCACTACTCCTACGCCTGGCACTGGATCTGGATCAGATTCGGGCACTGGCACGGGTACTGGTTCCGGCTCTGGTACCGGCTCAGGCGGTGGTACAGGTACTGGTAACGGCTCTGGCTCTGGTTCGGGTTCCGGCTCTGGTACTGGCTCAGGCTCAGGCTCTGGCAGCGGTTCTGGTTCAGGTTCAGGTAGTGGTTCTGGTTCTGGCACTGTTTCAGGCTCTGGTAGTGGTACCGGTTCTGGATCAGGTAGCGGTTCTGGGTCTGGTTCTGGTTCTGGTAGCGGCTCTGGCACTGGCGGCGGTGGTAATGGAACTTGTACTTCCGACTGTGGTGAAGGTGATGGCCCCTCGACAACCAAGCTTAAAGCCCCCGAACAAGGCTCTTTAGATGGTGAGGATGAAAAATGGCAGAAGAAAATCGACGATTCTAAAGATGAGATCAAGGACGGTTTAGACAAGCTCAAAAGTGTATTTTCGCCTATTGGTGATCTTTCTCTTGGTGGTGGTGGAAGTCTTTACTGCCCACCTTCGGTTACTGTTCTCGGCAAAAGTATAAGTTTCTGTCTTGACAAATACTCTGGCTCTCTTGACTGGATAGCCCAAGCAGTTCTATTTATGTGTGCTGTTATCGCCCTATTTATTGTCTTTGCATAGGTGATTTATGGATCTTTCGTGGTTGGCTTCATGGCTTGATAGTGCTAATACCTTCTTCCAGTACATCTGGGACTTCATGGCCAGTGGTATTTATCAGTTCTTTAAGGATGCTCTCGTTATCATAACGAAAGCGCTTATCTATTCTTACTTGCAATTCAAAGTCATCATGCTTGACATTGCTTATACTGTCGTTAAAGAGATATCAGAAGAGAGCGGGGTGGTTGCACTTGTAAAATCTGCATGGGGAAGTATCCCCGGTGATATTCAATCTACCCTTGCATTCTTCAAGATACCTCAAGGTTTAACCATGATCTTTTCCGCTATCCCAGCTCGCTGGGCAATGAAGTTTATTCCCGGAGCCAATTAACATGGCTATCAAAATTCATCACGGCCCTAATGGCTCATACAAAACTTCCGGTGCTGTTTGGGATGACGCCGTTCCTGCTGCCAAGGCCGGTCGAATGATCGTCACTAATATCCGAGGTATGTCTAGTGAAAAGTTCCACAGCTTGTTTCCTGATCTTCCTGATACTTTTGATCTTTTATACATCGATCACGAGTCCCAAGAAGGCATGGAACGCATTAGAACTTGGTTCCATTGGGTGCCTCGAAACGCCTTTATGATCTTCGATGAGGCACAAACCCTGTTCCCTCAAAAGTGGACAGATAAGGTTCTCGACCGCTTTGATTTCCCCGGTGGCATGGATGCTGCCAAGGCTGCTGATCGGCCTATGAACTTTCTCGATGCCTGGACACGCCATCGCCACTGGAACTGGGACATCATTCTAACTACTCCAAATATCAAGTATGTTCACACCGATATTCGTCAGACCTCTGAGGCCGCCTATCAGCACTCCAACCTGATGTTGCTTGGTAAGTGGCTTAAGTTCCTTGTCGCCAAAGACTACAAGGAGGCCATGCATTCAGCTCAAGAGAATAGGGCGCCTACAGATGGATCAAACATCGTTGCACTCAGAAAAATTGACAAACGAGTCTTCAAGCTCTACGACTCAACAGCAACCGGCCAACATCGAGACACCATGGCGGGCAAAAACGCGCTCGCATCGCCTCGCGTTGTTATTCTCCTCGGAGTATTGGTTGCTATTTTCGGCACTATTTACTGGCGTAACGGCGCTAGTGCTTTCAGCAATCCGCTATCTGTGGGATCTCCTAAGCCCGTTGCGCCGGTTTCTCAAGCTCCTGTTTCTCAAGGTCCTGCTAAAGCTCCTAACGTGGCTTCTGATATTTTACCTAATAAGCAAGTTGTGCCACTTCCTAGCGTAACTTCTGATCCTTTTGGAAGTTATGAGATAGTCATTAAGGGAAGTATCACTAGTGAGACTCGCGGCACCATATTCGTTTTCGAGCTATCTAAAGGCGACCGCTCTTTTACTCAGACCAGTCGTGACATGCTCTCGGCCGGCTACGCCATTTTTCCACATGGCGGCTGCGTGGCTGAACTGCATTACCGTGGTGAGCAACGTACCGTTGCCTGTCTTGGCTCTTCGTCCAGCGGCGGTGGCGAGAAGTGGCTCGGTGCAGAGCGACGAGCCGCCGCCGCTGGACCCAATCCTTCATCCGTTCATTCGTCCACATCAACCCCAGGTACACAAACGCCAGCCTCGAAAGGCGCCAGTTTCACCGTGGTTTCTGACAGCAGCCGCACAGCGCGCACGATCAATTGATCAGCATAACGACGCAGGATGTGAATCCATAGGTACGCATAATGTGTGG